CAGAACTTCAAAGGCCCAAGGACGGAGCCAAATCGTTTTTACCGTGAGAATGTCCTGATTCGTCATTCCTTCGTAACGAATACTGATTCTCGTAGCACGATCTTGGGATCCGTCGTCTCTAGCTACGATTTTATCCTTAATTTCAGGATAAAGAGACTTAATTTTGGCGTAATGCTCCTCAGTTTCGAGGATAATATAAGGACAATCCTTAGCATTACTCGCGTAAGATGGGATTTTGATGTTTAGCGGACCATAAACGAGGATCATCTCCTTCCCCTTCGGGATTTCCTGCCAATTTTCCACGAAAGGTACGTTTTCCTCGTAAGATTCCTCGATTGGAATTACTAATTCTCCGCAATTCGGACAGAGTTCAGGGGTTGGAGACATTCCCATTTCGGGAGGAAGCGGCTCGCCGCCGTCGGCTAAAATTTGTCCAGCGGCAGGAGCAACTTCTTCGGGAATAATCTCTTCTTCATCAAGATTTTCAATCGTTCCGCCGCAATTTGGGCAGATTTTTTCTGAGATCGTAACTGGCTTCGAACCGTAAACCGGTACTTTGTAATAGCCATACTCGGGATCTGATTGATAGAAGTTATAAAAACCAACTACTCCTTGAGTGTACATCAGATAGAGTGCTCTGATGAAAAGGAGGATAGCCGAGTTATCTTCTTCAATCAGTTTAGCGAGTTTAGAATACGATCTAGAAGTTACGATATCTAGATGATTGTCCGCATTCTTCGGGAAATACTTGATTTTCGGCAGAGATGCGGTTAAAGCTGCGATAATAGACTCGCCGTGAGCTTTATATACGTTAAAGGATTTGTCAGAGCTGAATTGGTCTAGGTCTAGATCAGGATTCTCGTCCGCATAGAAAGAAGATGATCTCCAGTCCTTCGCGATATCATCCCAAACGATGTCCTGCAGACCTTTCCAATAATATTCGCACTTCCTCCAATGACGTACTTGTACCTCACGACGAGCCTCTTCGGGCCGCTCGTGGTCTCTAATAACGTCGAGTAGAAGATTTTGGTCCTTTAAACGAGCCTCTTCCAGTTCTTGCTCGATCTGCTCAGGATCTGGAGTCGGCTGATCTAAAGGAACTGGAGGAGTAGACATTTACTTCTTCTCTTCGTGATTATATCCCGGAGATCCGTAAACATCACCCTCTTTATCTACCGGAGGATGACTTTTCATCCAACCGAATAAAGCTCCAAAGAACCCGGTAGCAAGCATCCAGAGTTCTTGTCCGTTGAGTTTACTATCAGCGATGATAACCGGAGCGACCGCTAACGCACCAATACAACCAGCAAAGATTGCAGCTTTAAGCCAAGATTCGTAATTCATTTCTTTTCTCCAAATAACGGCAGCCATCCCGGCTCCGAAAACGATTACGGGAATGACTGTAGTTCCGAATACTAAGTGCGCGGTTAACGACAAAAGGAATAGAAGTAGAATCAGTTTCTTTAGTCTTGAGTTAAATAGATTCCAAACCCACTCACTTAGAGTCCCGCCCGGTTTTCCGTCAACAGCGGCAGGAACTTCCTCAACTAAGAAGTCCAGAATCCACTTTACCCAAGGATTTACCATGATGCGATTACTTCAGCCTGAGCTTTCAGATGCTTCTTATCGAATTTGAAGCCCTCTCGAATATCCATGATTCCAGAGGCTTCTACAGAAATATGGTCTCCAATCTTCTTGATAACCGAGACTGACGCTTCTCCTTCAGAATCAATATGTGCGACTAGAGCAAATCCCTGTGGACCAACTTTACCCGCACATCTATCTAGACTTCTCTGGATCGCTTCTTCGGTAAACATTCCAATATAAGGCATGATTAGAACCAATCTCCGCAAATCGTCTTGTCGGAATTACAGAGCCTGCAATTACCGTTATTCGGGAGGAACTGAAGCGGATTATCTCGTTGCTTGCATTCAGCCTCGTTTCGAGAATCTAGAACGTAAGCACCTCCGGCAACGTATAATTCACAAGCTACTCTATCTGGATTCCCCTCGGGCCGCATCGGACATCCACAACGCGGAACTCCGGGAGAAAGTTCTCCCATTCCAATTGATTTGCAGTAATCACAAGTCATTACGGTTACAGGAGTGCAGTCAACTACATTACCGTGAATCTTGCAATTTAGTTTCCAAGCAGATTTGTCCGGCTGCGGAACTGGACAGGCATTAGGAACTTCACCTTTGTATGCCCATGCAGCTTTATAAGCATTCTGTCCTTCAATAATGCATCCATTACCGAAGTAGACAGCGTGCCATTCCTCCCAGAGTCCATCATTTGCAAGTACGGTAACGGAGTCAACAAGTCGAGCGGCGCATCTCTTATATTGACGCCGCCATTCGGCTGCAATTAAATCGAGGGTTTCATTCTGCGGCTTCTCTGTAGAATCAGCAAATCCGCAGCGATTTCCTACGACTTTGATTACTGAGGAATATTCATTGAAGAGAAAAGTCGGCCGAGCTGTTGGAGTCGTTGCCCAATCTGGATCGTCAGCAGCGGGAGCACAAGAGGTATTAACAGGAGGAGGAGGATTATCGGGACACTCAGGACAATCCGGACACTCAGGACAGGTTGGACAAGGCGTGTATTTCCACTCTGTTCCATCTTTAGACCAGCATCCTGTTTTCTGAGTTTCTGAACACTCCGGTACGTATTTCTCTACATACTCGATTTTAGGAGGGCAGGTTTTGCAGACCTGCTCGAGAATATCTCCGGGATCAACTGGGGGCGGATTCGTCGAACAAGACAGTAGAGATAACGGTAGTAGAACCAATAGATTCTTTAATCCGCGCATTCCGTATCTCCTCATTTCTCTTGTTTAGCCGCCGCTGTAGCTCTGAAATAATCTCGGATCGAGTTCTGTTCGGACGAATTGGCTCGAAGTTAGTTATGGAGTCGGAAGTCCGGGAGACGCGCCGCTCCAGATTTTCGAGTCTTCGATTCAAATCGTTCCATTGCTCGATGGAGATAGTTAAAGTCTCCGGTTTCTTTGAAACGATCGAGGATAGATCCGTGCTGTGCCCTCTTCTCCGCCTCATACTGGACCTCGGAAAAATACCGATGGACGGCTTTGATTCCATATCGAACCGCATCATATGGATCGTCGCCATCCATTTTGCGTACATCTTCCGCTTTTCCCTCTTTAGTATCGTCATCATACACGAGGAGCGGAAGGCATTTAATGAATTCCGAACAGCGGCGGAATACTTGAAATCTCGGCAGATTAGTTTCGGGCTTTTCCGGCTCGAAGGACTTCAAATATTGATTCGCTCGCTTAGTACCAAAGATTCGTAGAATATCATTGAAGGTTTTTTCGCTGAATCCTTCGGGCGGAACGTAGGAGGGATTTTTCGGAATCCATCTGAGATAATCATGCAGGAGCAGTTTACCTCCAATTCTATCATTGTCTGCTCTTTGAGGGACAATGCCGGAATAATCGGTAAACTGCTCTTGAATCGACTTCTCATCTCCACGCTTCTGCCACGCGGAAGGATCCATTACTGTGAAGACTACATTTGGAGTCCGGCGGAACATCTGTCCGACTTGAGCGGCCCACTCTGCGATATAAGTCTTTTGGAAAGTTAACTCATCGGTTAAGAATACTCGCTTGTCTGGAGAAATGGAAAGAATTCCTGCGTATGTCATATGGGCAAAGCCCCAGTCAATACACAAGATTTTAGGCCACCAGTCAGGAATTTCGAATTCGTCAATAACATGAACGGCGTTAACAGGTTCATCAGGGAACCGCATAACGCGGAATTCGGTAAAGACCTGACCTGAATAAGTCCACCAATCTCCTTCGAGTTTCGCCCGCCGCTCGACCTCGGGCAGAATTTGTAGACGAGTCGCGTAATCCGGGTCGAGTTTAGTTAAGTACGGGTTATCGGAGAGTTTTGCGGGAATGAAAATCCGGCGGTTGGATCTTCCATTTGGAAGTTTTTCCGAGACTACTTTTCCGCCGAGCGGATAAGGTTCGACAAATCTCTGTCGTACCCAAGCGTGTCCAATATTTCCGGGGTTCGACGCAGAACGTACAATGGCCGGAAGTGCGGGAATACTTGTACGGACTCGAGAAGTAACATACCGATACATGAACTCGGTAAAGTGTGTAAGCTCGTCGAATCCGGCGTAATGATATTCGGCAGTATCGTGATCCCGTGCATCTTCATCTTTATCCATGTAAGAGAATCGTATAGTCGCGCCGCTCGGGAAAGTCCATAAGTGTTTGGAGTCATTATATTTTCCTCCAAGCGGCTTATAGAACTCACGAGAGCGGGGGATTAGAGATTCTTCTAATTGTGGATAAGTACGGCGGAAGAGGATTCCTTTGAATTGGGGATGAAGATAGAACTGACGAATAACGGGAAGGGCAAGGAGAATTTCTGATTTTCCTCCTCCCGCCGCTCCACCGTAAAAACCTTCGAAGATTTCGTCGGGAAGAGAGAGAAATTCCTCTTGACGCTTATTTGGCTTCCACTCTCTTTGACCCGTTTCTTCCATTATTTCGTAACGGGTTCTACGTCGATAACTTCGAATTTATCTAGAGATCG